CAACGTCGCCGGTGGCGGTGGTGCTTCCACCGGTATAGAGTTAGCAACTGGATACAGCGTTGATATTGCGATCAATCACGATCCAGAAGCTATTAAGATGCACAAGGCGAACCATCCGAACACGAAGCATTACTGTGAAAACGTCTGGGCGGTTGACCCAGCAAAAGCCTGCACAGGTCATCCGGTAGCACTTGCATGGTTCTCACCGGACTGTAAGCATTTTTCCAAAGCCAAGGGTGGAAAGCCAAAGGATAAAAACATTCGTGGTCTTGCATGGGTAGCCTGCCGATGGGCGGGATTGGTACGACCGAGAGTAATCATGCTTGAGAATGTGGAAGAATTTAAGACATGGGGACCGCTTGGGCGGCGGCATCATCCAATCAAGGCAAAGCAGGGGAAAACCTTTGAAAAATTCGTTCAGCAACTCACAGATTTAGGCTATGAGGTAGAGTTCCGGGAGTTGGTTGCGGCTGATTATGGAGCGCCGACCATGCGCAAACGATTCTTCATGATCGCGCGGTGTGATGGTAAGCCGATAGTCTGGCCAGAGCCGACACACGCACCGGCAGACAGTGACGAGGTCAAGGCTGGGCTGCTGAAACCGTATGTGGGTGCATATACACAGTTGGACTTTTCTCTTCCATGTCCGTCTATTTTTGATACGTCCGAGGAAATCAAAGAGAAATACGGGATCCGGGCGGTACGCCCACTGGCACCGAAGACGATGGAGAGAATAGCACGAGGACTGAAAAAGTTTGTGCTGGACAACCCGGAACCGTTTATTGTTCCTATTGGGTACGGGGAGAGGAAAGGACAGGCGCCTAGAGTTCACGACATCGAAAAGCCATTGCCGACTATTGTGGGGAGCGGAAAGCATTATCTGTGTGAGCCGACTCTTGCACCTTATATGGGGACAAATACAACAAATCATCCGGGTGGAAACTGCAAAGATCCGATACATACGATCACCACAGGTAATCAACATTGTCTTATCAGCCCTACGCTTATCCAATACCATTCTGAAACGGCGCAGGGAGAAGTTCGGGGACAGACGATTGAAGACCCTATAATGACGGTGGACGGATCGAACAGATATGGACTGGTCACATCATTCATCCAAAAGTATTATGGCGGAAATTATCAGGGAAACGGCTCTGACATTAAAGAACCATTGCACACCATTACGACGCTTGAAAGAAACGCCATGTGTGCAGTAAACCTTATTCAGATGAATAATCATTGTGATGGAAGGGATGTAAAAGAGCCAATTCCGACAATCACAGCAGGAGACGGTCATTTCGGAGAGGTGAGAGCTTTTTTAATCAAATATTATGGACAGGGAACTGGACAGGATATAAAGGCACCGTTGGACACCGTGACGGCGCAGGACAGATTCGGACTGGTAACCATCAATGGCGTAGATTATCAGATAGTGGACATCGGACTGCGGATGTTGGAGCCACGGGAACTGTACGGATGCCAGGGTTTTCCAGAGGATTACATAATCGATCATGATTATACCGGCAAGACGTATCCGCGGAGCGAACAGGTGCGCCGCTGCGGTAATGCTGTGTGTCCACCGATACCGGCAGCATTAGTCAGGGCAAATCTTCCGGAATTGTGCGTAGCGGAACGTATGCCGAACATGAGGATTAAACCAGAGCAGACCGGACAGCTCCGGTTTGCATAGTTAAATTAGAATTGTTGGAGGTGCAGGAATGACAGAGAATGAAGCAATCGAAAGAATCAAAACTGGAATATGTTGTGAAAAAGGTACGGTGAGATATTGCACAGATGCATGTATGTATGGCAAAGAAAAATGCGCCTATAGCGTGGCAATCAAGGCTCTTAAAGAAATCCAGCAGTACCGAGAATTGGAAAAGCGCCTTACGGGTATGTTCAGCGGAGAACTCTCTCTTGAAACTGTGGTGGATGAACTGGAACGACAATTAAAAGAGCCAAACAACCCGCATCCGATAAATGCCAAAATTCTTACATACGAGGATGCGGCAGCTTGGGATGCTTACCATGCGATTGGCACGCCGGAAGAATGCCAGGCGGCGATGGAGAAGCAGACAGCCAAAAAAGTGAAATCAATATCCCAGGTAAAAGACGGAGACAGATATGTCGGTCTTATAGGGAGATGTCCTTGCTGTGGAGACATATTGGAAGAGGATACCGTATATTGTGATTGCGGACAGAAATTAGACTGGAACACTGATACAGTGGCAGATCAGGAAGACACGGAAGCGAGGAGGTAAGGAGATAAGTGGAATTAAAAGAACTCACTGAAAAAGTAACCGGATTGCTGGACGTACAGAACACGGAAGAATTACCAGAAAAGATATTTAAAGCTGTGAAAAATGACGATTTTAATGCGTATGAGAAGTTTTGCGATATAGTGCAGGACTTAAGCGTCGACTGGCTGCAGATGATATTCCAATATTATCACGCCGATCGCAAAGAAAAGATGCAGGATTATACTCCGAAAAGCCTTGCATTGTTTCTTGGAAAATTGGCAGGAAAAGCAGAAGTAGTAACAGATCTGTGCGCGGGTAGCGGGGCGTTGACGATCCAAAAATGGAACATGGATCATGAACAGAAATTTGAATTATACGAATTTGATGACAATGTGATCCCATTTTTACTTTTCAATATGGCAGTAAGAAATATTGAATGCACTCTGTATCATTCGGATGTGTTACAGCAGGAGGTTTTCCATATATACAAAATTATCAAAGGCGATAAATTCGGAAAATTCAAGGAGGTGGCTTGATGAAAAGCACACTAATTTCTAACCCGCCGTACAACATGAAGTGGCAGGCACCGGCATTTGCACAAATCCAGCCGCGTTTCGCAGAATGCTATACCGTTCCACCAGAGAACAATGCTAATTTTGCATTTATTCTGACAGGACTTGAAAAAAATGAAAGATGCGTGTTCTTACTTCCGTGTTCAGTGCTTAGCGGAGGATTAAAGGAAGAGAAAGCGATAAGAGAGTGGCTGGTGGAAAAAAACATGGTAGAGGCCGTAATATTATGCCCGGACAATATGTTTGAGTCAACAGGGATTTCAACATGTATCATCATTTTTGATAAAAATAAAAAAACTGCAACAACGGAAATGGTGGACTTAAGGAGAAGATACAAAGAAGAAATTCGGGAACAGAATGGACAGTATGGCGGAGCCTCTCACACGAACAGGACATATAAGAAGACGGTCAAGGTGATTTTGGAAGAAACAATGGATGAAGTACTTGCGGCGATAGAAGAGAGAAAAACTATTTCTGATTTTTGCAAATCAGTCAGCATTGAGGAAATGAAGGAAGGGGGCTATAGCCTGTTAGCAAGTCGTTATTTTGATATAGAGCAAATTGAAGAAAAACACAGAAGTTACGCTGATATTGTGAACGATATAAACAGAATTACACGAGAAAAGAATGCTTGTAAATTAACAATCAATGAAACACTGGCAAGAGAGGTTGGATTTGATATTGATTTATACAAGCTTGAACAACAAGATACAGGACTTAATGATTTGCTTGTTCAACTGGGGGCTGATAAGCTGGAACGCCAAGATTATTTCACAGCATCAAAGAAGAAAAACGAAATAAAGTTTGAAAACAATAGCAAAGAGCAACTATCCAGTGTTTTAATAATGATTTTGCAGAACTGGAAGCAGCATATTTATTATCTGAACACGGAAGAAAATCGATATTTGGCAGAACTGCGGGATGCACTATTACCGGAATTGATGAGCGGAAAAATTGATTTATAAAACATGAGCAGGAGGGCGAACGATGAGACTGATTGATGAGGATGACCTGACAAAAGGAAGAGTTGAGAACGATCCGGTTGTTATTGCGGCTAAATGCGCACCGATCGCATATGATCCAGAGAAAGTTGTGGCGCAGTTGGAAGAACATTTTAACGCTACAAATGATAAAGGTGCTAGGCTTGCTTATCATCACGCCATCAAGATTGTGAAAGGCGGTGGAGTAGATGAGTGATACGATGAACGGCAGTAAGCGTATAGAAAAATGCAAAAGCTGTGATCTTAGAAACAGTAATCTGCTTATATGCAAACAGGTAGAGCTGCAAAACAGCATAAACGAATTGAAGCACAAGATACCATTGCTGAGATTAACAGAAAAAGATGTTAAATGTCCGGCTTATTGGAGGGATATAGGGTGAGAAGACGCAAAGAGACAGAGAAAGCAGCAGTAGAGAGAAGAAAAAGGATGTATGGTTGTGATGGGGAATGCGTCAAAGAAATATATGACACTGAAACACAAAAGAGAAGCATGTATCCGTGCGGCGGCATAGATACATGTGACGAAAGAAGAATCAGAGAGGGAATAGGAACACTTATATCGGTGCTGATGATCGTGCTTGCACCGATAGCGGCCATAGCAGCAGTTGTAGTGATAAAAATTTTTTGAGAATGTTGAGAGGAAGAGCGACAGTAGATGAACAAAGCAGTATTGATTATGGACGAAATGCCTGAGTGCTGTGCAGATTGTAGCTGCGGATACTTTGAGAGTGGAACTAAGAAGCTTAATCTGATATGCGGTGCTACAGGAGAGGATGCAAACAATGTTGGAAAGCCAGAGTGGTGCCCACTTCGGGAACTGCCAGAGAGAATGGAGATTTGCGGCACGTATAACGCCGAGTATTATGCAAAAGGTGGACTGATGCCCTCATACAAACTGGGATGGAACAAATGCTTGGATGCTATAGAGGGAGATGCGGATAAAACAGATGATTAGAGGAGAGATGACATCATGGGGAACATAAAGGAGACAGTGATAAACAGAGTGATCGTAGAGATGCAGCAGTGGATAGAGACAAAAGTGCTGAAAAGGTTGGAGGAAGCGATCAGAAGCGCTCTGTATGGCTGCAAAGTCGAAGAGGAGAGCACAGAACTGTCGACCTGCATGGACGACAACATGTACATCCTGCAGGTGTTTGCCGCAAATAAAAAGCTGGAGGGACGCAAAGAGATCAGCATTATGCAGTATGTACGGCATGCGAAGAATTTTTTAGAAGACATCGACAAAAATTATCGGAATGTCACCAAGGATGATGTAAAAGTGTATCTGGCAAGATACAGCCAGCATCACAAACCGAACACAGTAAGCAATATGAAGCAGTTTTTATCCAGCTTTTTCACATGGCTGCATGATGAGGGGTATATCACAGCCAATCCGGTAAGGAGCATAAAGGGCATCAGACCAGTAGAGGTCCAGAACAAAGCGATGACGGTCGAAGAGGAACTGGCAGTCAGAGACGCAGCAGGCAAAAGAAGTACACGGGACAGAGCAATCATTGACGTGCTGTTATCTACCGGCATGAGAGTCAGCGAGATACAGAGAATTAACCGGACAGACGTTGATCTGGATGACAGCAGCATTACCTTTTTAGGAGCCAAGAACGGGAGATATCGGACGGTATACCTTGATCCGCGGGCGCGGAAGCACTTGCTTGAATACTTAAAAGAGCGATCGGATGCATGTGAAGCACTGTTTATAACGGAAAACAAATACGGGGGAATATGCGGAATAGAACCAAAAAGGATGTCGAAAGAGGAATATGAGCATGTGGCAAAGCAGACAGGGAAAAGCGCAGGAATAGATAGAGCCTGCACAGTGCATGTATACCGAAAGACGTTTGCTACCAGACTGGCGGACAGAGAGTGCCCGTTGCAGACTATACAGGAACTCATGGGACATGCGGATGCCGGAACTACAGCAAAAAACTATGTGGCCAAAAGCAAAGCAAGAACCAAGAAAGCATGCGAAAAGTATTTATTCGTGGCATAAGGGAGGTCAGAAATGGCAGAAGAATCAGAGAAGAGAGGATATCAACCAACGGCATCGGGGCCATTGCAGCCGTCAACGCCGCCATCAGGTGGATCGGCAGTACGAGAAAAAGATCAAAAGCAGATGATCCAGGGCATTCAGGAACTGTCTACGCGAACGCTGACGTCGGCAATGCAGATGATCCTGGATGTCATAAACGGGAGAGGCGATGTGGTAAGAGACTGGGATCACAAGGACAAAGTGGTGCGGCAGGTTAAAGTGATAGGAGCACATCCGTACGTTTTATGCACCAAAGGAAAAAAGCAGGAGCGGCAATTCGAGACAGAGGTGCAGCAGTTACAGCGCCAGGTGCAGCAGCTGCAGACAAAGGTGCAGCAGTTGCTGAAAGAAAATGCATATTTGCGCGGGCGGAGGGGAGAGCGAAGGGAATGATAGCAATCGAGGTAAAAGAGGAGCTGGAGCAGAGAGAACTGCTTAAGAGGTATCTGGAGCAATACAGGAGACAGTTAAAGAAAAAGGACATCCTTAGGAGACGGCTGGAAAATATCCGGCTGGAACTTTTAGGGACGAAAGGAACACGATACTCGATCACGCCAAAGAGCCAGACGAACGCGATCGGAAATGAACCGTTAGACTTTGTGATTAAGTGCCAGGACATTGAAGAACGAATGGAAGCACAGCGCAAGAACGCAATGGCGTGCATGTTAAAAGTGTTAGATGTGCTTGACTTTCTCGACAACGGATCACTGGAAAAGGAGATCATGGAGTATAAGTATCTGGATGGAAAGACATGGGACGCGATACCAGACATCGCGAATAAGAGCAGGAGTCAGTGCATAGAGTATTGGAACCGAGGTTTGAACAAACTGCTGGAGTTTGGAAAAGTACAGGCGCTGCTGGAAGAATATAAAAAAATGCAGGAAAATGAAAAACCGGACTCAACCGGACAGTAGAGTGTGATATAGTAGGAGCATGAAAAAAGCAGAGAGAGCGCAGATGTGCGAAAGCATGTTTGCGTTCTCTCTTTTTACACCCCGGGAGCAGGAGGCGGAGGCAGTGCATACACGGCGAGAAGAAAGAAATGGTAAACAGACGTTCTCTAAGGTACTACTGACACCATACCCCCGTCACGGGGCGAGGAACGCGCGGGAATTTCCTCTGAACGAGCAAAAAAAAGTTGGCACTTCCTTCCGCTTTGGATGTTTTCTACAACCGTAAATAATGGAGAAAAAGCAAAATGGATGTAAATCAAAAAGAGCTGGCTGCTATATTGGGGATCACAGATCGCAGAATCCGCCAACTACGCGAAGAATACGGACTGTTTGAACACGGACAGCCGGGAGAAAAAAAGATAAAAAAGTATACCCTTGAGCGATGCGTCCCGGAGTACATCAACTACAGACTGGAAGCGGAAGTGACCAGGGGTACAGCCGTGATAAAAGAAAAGGAACAAGCAGAACACGAGCAGATCAAGAAAAAGATATCCATCCTGAAGTTGAGAAAACTCCGGCGAGAGTTGCACGAGGCAGAAGATGTGGAGGAATTCTTGACGGATATGTTGGTACGCTTCCGGGCACGGCTGCTGATCGTACCACAGAACATAGCGCCTGCCGTGATGGGGGTGGACGATGTAAACAAGGTCATAGATATCTTGGAAAAAGAAATGTTTGCAGCGCTAGATGAGTTGTCAGAATATGACCCGCTTAAGATTGATAAAGACGAAGCGGAGCGGATCATCCGGGAAACAGATGAGGATGAAGAGATAGACGAGGATATAGAGGATGAAGAGTAAGGAGAAAAAATGTCGTCGAGCGAAAGGCAGAGATCCAGACGGCGAACACGGACACTATTTGTAAACACCGTCAAGAAGGTGCTCCGGAAGCCGGAAAAGATGACGGTGAGCCAGTGGGCTGATAAATACAGAATATTGGACGAGTCGAGCTTCTTGTCTGGAAGATGGTCAAACGACATCACTCCGTACATGGTGGGGATCATGGATACATTTAATGATCCGTATGTGCAGGAGATCAACTTTTGCAAGCCGACGCAGGTCGGAGGAACGGAGCTCATCATCAACGCGCTAGGATACATCATCACACACGATCCGGCGCCGACTATGATCGTGTATCCAAGTGACGAGTTAGCCAAGGATGTATCTACGGATCGTATCAAGCCGTCACTGCTTAAGACGCCAGAGATAAAAGAGCGATTCAACGAACACGCCTCAAAAGAATTAAAACTGGTATTCCGTGGCATGCGTGTGTACCTAAATGGTTCTAATTCGCCGTCAAAGCTGGCATCAAAGGCCATCAGATTTTTATTTTTCGATGAAATCGACAAATTTGAGACGGCAACAAAGAAAGAAGCATCACCGTATAACCTGGCCAAGGAACGTACAAAGACATTTGCGTACAGTAAAAAGATATACACATGTTCGACGCCGACGTTGAAGGACAACTATGTATGGCAGCTGCATGAAGAGGCAGATGAACAGAGAAACTTTTTTGTGCCGTGTCCGCACTGCGGAGAAAAGATCATCCTTAGATTTAAACAGATCAAATATCCGGACGACAAAACGATGTCACACAAAGAAAGAGCAGAAAAAGCCGTATATGTGTGCCAAGCATGCGGCTGTGTTATCACGGACAAAGAAAAGATTGGTATGTTGAGGGCTGGAACTTGGGAAGTTGTGCAAAAGAAAGGGACGGGAAAGGCACGAAAGGTGTCTTTTTGGCTAAATGCCCTGTATAGCAGGTTCCTGACGTGGTCAGACATTGCACTGGAATTTATGGAATCCAAAGATGATCCAGACAAGCTTCAGAACTTTGTGAACTCATGGCTGGCAGAGCCATGGGAAAACACAAAACTGAAGACCACCGAAGACACCGTGTTGGAGAGACAGACAGAATTGCCGGAATTTGTGGTGCCGCCATGGACAAAGTTGCTGACCGGTGGCGTGGACGTACAGGAGAACTGTCTGTACTGGACGATACGGGCATGGGGAGACTTTATCACAAGCCAAAATATAGCGCACGGTCAGGCGTATAGCCTGGCGGACATCGAACGGATTATGAACCTAGAGTTTAGGACTGAGGATGGAGAGATAAGGATCGTCAACCTCACGCTGATAGACTCCGGATATGATACGGATAACGTGTATGATTTTTGCGCAAATAACGCAGAATGGGCGCTACCGGCAAAAGGAGCGAACAATCCGATGCAAAGCCATTATAAATTTTCAACGGTAAACAAAACGTCGTCAATGGCACTCGGAATGAATCTTGTCATTGTAGATGGTGGAAAGTACAAGGATATGATCGCAAGCAGAATGCGGCGCGCGAATGGAAAAGGATCATGGATGGTATATAAAGGCTGTGATCGGGAGTACGCACAGCAGGTCACAGCAGAACATAAGGTAAGCGTAAAAAATGGCAAGAAGAAAGTGCAGATGTGGGTACCCAAAAAATCCCATGCAGATAACCACTATCTTGATGCAGAAGTATATGCCATGGCAGCAGCTGACACGCTGGGCGTGAGAACGTTGCACTTAATGGATCAGGGACAGGAAGAACCACGGCGTGAGAACACAGAGAACATAGATACGCCGGAAGAAAGCTGGATAAGGGAAAACGAATGGCTAGGAGGAGAAGATGGATAGCAGCACAGGGATAAACATGAGCACGGAAACATTACTGACGGAAGTAAATCAGGCAATAAGAACCGTGCTTTTCGGTGGACAGTCCTATAAGATCGGCTCACGAGAACTGACGAGGGCAGATCTGGGACAGCTCCGGTCATTAAAAGCGGATCTGGAAGCAGAACTAAACTCGGGAGATAGCGGAGATTTGCTGAGCAACACCTATGTTGCTTTTTTTGATGGGAGGTAAACATGGGGAATTGGATTGACAGGATTGTAGGAGTAATCTCACCGGAGAGAGGATACCAGCGCGAAGCATGGAGGCAGGGACTGGAAGAACTGCGAAACTATGATGCCGGAAGCTATGGGAGACTGAACGCCAACTGGACACCGCAGAACATATCTGCGGAGCTGACAGATTGCTGGCAAAGGGACACGGTACGGGCAAGAGCAAGGGATCTGGAGAGAAACTCGGACATCCTCAACTCAGTAGTCGGAGCGTATAAGCGAAACGTAGTAGGCGGCGGGTTTAATCTGCAAGCACGGACAAACAGCGAAGAGATCAATCAGCAGATCGAAGCACTCTGGAAGCTATGGACAAAGAAAAGAAACTGTGATGTCACGGGAGTACAAAGCTTTAATCAGATGCTGCGAATGGCGGTCGAGAGAAAAAAGATTGATGGTGGGATGCTGATACATAAATGCTACACCAAGGACGGAATATTGCCGTTCAAACTCCAATGCATCGAAGTAGACGAACTGGATTCATCACAGATACAGGCAAAGCACAAAGGGAATAGTGTCATTGGCGGCGTAGAAGTAAATGAATATAACAAAGCTATGGGCTACTGGATCAAACAGACATCGCCGGACGGGATAGGCATTGAAAAAAATGTGTTCGTGCCGGAAAAAGATATGATTTACCTTTTTACAAAAAAACGTCCATCGCAGATCCGTGAGATGTCGGATATGACGCCAACGATCACACGGATAAGAGATGCGAATGAGTTTATGACGGCCGTATCAGTAAAAGAACGAATCCTATCATGTCTGTCCGTATTCATCAAGCGCGTGCTCCCGGGCGGTGTGGGAAGGAACGGGCAACAGGTACAGAAGTATGACTATAACGGGAAAACGCTTACACCGGGGATGATAAAAAATCTTAATCCGGGAGACGACGTGATCGCCATAAATCCATCCGGACAGTCTGGGGATGCCACGACATTTATAAAGCTGATGCAAAGAATGATTGGAGCCGGACAGGGGATAAGCTACGAAGCCACGAGCCGTGACATGTCCGAGAGCAACTACTCATCGACGCGTCAGGGAATCATCGAAGACGAACTTACTTACACGGAAGACGTGGAACTCATCACAGAGGTGGCGGATGAGATTTATGAGACATTTTTGATCTCAGCAGTGCTGGCAGGGAAGATACAGATCACAGACTTTTGGGAGCATAAAGAGGCATACATGGAACATGAATGGATCAAAGCACCGAAAAAGTGGATTGATCCGCTCAAAGAGTCGAACGCGAACCGGATTGCGATGCAGACAGGACAGAAGACGTTCCAACAGATCGCGGCGGAAGCCGGACGGGACTGGAGAGAACAGATTGATGACATGGCAACGGCGCTGGAATATGCACAAAAAAAAGGAGTGGAGCTAGGAGGTATGTTGGGATATGAAAAAAACAAAAAATCCTGAAAAGGCGATGACGCGGGACATGTATATTGACGCTGTAAGAGCAGAGGCGGGCGAAGAGAAAGGGCGAAAAGTAGAACTTAGCTTTTCGAGTGAGGTGCCATATAGCAGATACTGGGGCGTAGAAATTTTAGATCATGCGGATGGAGCAGTAGATCTGACAAGGTTAAATGAGATCGGATGTGTGTTATTTAATCACAAAAGAGACGTTGTGATCGGAAAAATCACCCGCCTCTGGATCGAAAAGAACAGGGGATGTGCAGAGATTGAGTTTGATACAGACGACGAAGCCGAAAAAATCTATCAGAAAGTAATGAGTGGAACTTTAAAAGGCGTATCGGTAGGATATAGCGTGGAAAGCTGGGAAGAGGTTGCGGCAAACAAAAAGTCAGTAGATGGCAGGTTTACCGGACCGGCAATGATCGCGAGAAGATGGACGCCGTATGAAATCTCGATAGTATCTATCCCTGCGGATGACACGGTAGGAGTTGGAAGAGATCTGGAACTCCCGAGGGGAGATCCGGAGGAGAAGGAAGGTAACCGGCTGGCAGTATACGTACGCCAGCTTGAAATAAACAAAAATTTATATTTTTAACGAGGAGGAACATAATGGATCTTGAGGAAATGAAGAGGGAAAAGGCGAAAAAGCAGCAGAAGCTTGTAGACACAGCAAAAGCGGAAAAGCGCGATCTGAATGAGGAAGAACAGCAGCAGTTTGAAACATTGCAGCGCGAGATCGAAGAACTTGACAAAAAGAAAAGAGAAATGGAGAAAGAACAGAAAGAAGAAAAGCCGGAGGGAGCGAACGAGAATCCTGCGGAAGCAGAAAGAAAGCGTGCGCTCGATATCACACTTTTGAGCAGAGACTTTGAAGTTGATGCAGAAGAATACATCAGGGGAGGATATAGCGTGGACCAGGTAAAGGACAAGATCCTCGAGCAGATGCGCGAGGAAAAGAAGCCGCTGCACACGCAGGGGAAAGCAGACATCAGTGTGACAATGGACGAACAGGACAAATTCCGGGCGGCTGCGGCAGATGCAATGCTGCTTAGAAGCGGAATGACACTCGAAAAAGCAGAAGAGGGTGCAAAAGAATTACGATCAATGTCTTTGCGGGATTTGGCAATTGAGTGTCTGACACCGGAAAGCAATGGAGCAGCGCTGAACAGAAAGAGTTCAGATGAACTTTTCACAATGCTCCAGAGATCGTACTTCGATCCGTCCGCGGCGTTTCCGGCTATCATGGACACTGCGATCAATAAGGCATACGTCGAAGGTCACAAAAAGGCAAACGTTACTTTTGACCGGTTTACTAAAAAAGGCAGTCTGAAAGACTTTAAGACGGTGGACAACAAGTATCTGGCAGGACCGGCAGGAGAGTTTCTGGAGATTCCGGAGGGTGGAGAAATCAAGAAAGACACCTACCGTGATGAGAAGCTGCCAACCAGAAAGCTGAAAACATATGGACGTCAATTTACAATGTCCAGACAGGCTTTTATCAACGATGATATCGGCGTTATCACAAAAATGCCAGCAAAGTATGCCACATCTGCGAGAAAGACCATCAACAAGCAGGTCTATGAGGTGCTGTGCAAAAACCCGGTGATCTATGATGGAACACAGTTATTTTCAGCGGTGCACAAAAACGTACTTGCATCCGGAACTGGAATTACCAGAGAAGCATTGCAGAATATGATGCTGGCATTGCAGACACAGACAGACCAGTTTGGCGAAGCAATTACCATCAATCCGGCCAAGATTGTAATTCCGGCAGGATATGCGATGGATGTTTATACCATTCTGTACAGTCCAACCATTAACACGGCGGGAAACACGCAGGCAACAAACCCACTGTACAGATACAAGGAACTGCTTGAGGTGATCGAAGATCCGACGATCAATACGCTGTGTGGAGGCTTTGGCAAAGTAATGCCGTGGTTCCTTTTTGGTGCGGAGTCGGATACAGACGGAATCGAGGTGGATTACCTGGACGGAAAAGAGATCCCAAACATCCGCAGGATGGAAGTACCGGGGCAGCTGGGCTTTACGTGGGATATCTATCTTGATTGGGGTGTCAATCTGATGGATTACAGAGGAATTATCAAGAATCCGGGCGTAGAAGTAGCAAGCCCATTATAAAAAAGAGGAGGAAAAGCGATGAAAGCAGCATTTTGGCAGAGGGGCGAAGCGATAGATTACACGAACACAACAAAGGCGACAATCCAGGCGAATACAATTGTGACGATCGGATCAAGAATTGGAATTGTCGGCGGGGATATCCTGCCGGGAGAGATTGGCGCATTACACATGAATGGCGTGTTTGCAATCCCAAAAGCGGATGAAGGCGAGATTGCGGCCGGGATCGATGTATACTTTACAGAAAAAGGAATTACGAAGAGTGCGGACAATGGAAAGACCAGCGGCGAGAAAGTAGAGTATCCCAAAGCAGGGTATCTGATCGAAACGGCGGCGGCGTCTGATGCAATGGCAAAAGTAAAACTTTTGGGATAAGGAGGACATATGCCAAGAAAAAACGTGACAGAAAAAACAGAAAGTTGCACCGGTGCAACCGAGCAGGCGGATACCGTAGTGACTACTCCGGAGCCGGATGCAACCACGGAGCCGGATGTAACCACGGAGCCGGATGCAACCGAATCAACCGATGTCTTAGAGCCGGAGGAGGAAATGCAGCTGGTGGCAGTCCTGCCGATCCTCTTTGAATCGCATCAGTATGCGCCGGGGGATGTCCTTCCGACGCATAACAGTGAGATGAGAGAGCTGTGGATCGAAGGTGGTGCGGCATCCTGGATGCCGGTAAAAAGCAAAAATCTGATGCGCGCACAGCCGATAGCGGCGCTGAGCGGCGTGAGCGGCTTGGCAACTCCGGCAAGCGCAAAAGAGGATCTGGTGGGGAGACTGCCATGGTCAGCGCAGAGGGAAAAGGCATGATGACCTTTAAGGACATCATCAGAAAAGACGTTGCGGATATCTTTTTAAACATCACGGAATTTGGAGAGAAACACACAGTCGATGGAAAAGCCATGACAGTGATTGTGGACGGCTACGAGCAGGTAAACCGAGAGAAAAGATATAAGACACTCGAAGATGGTGTACATACAAAGCAGCTGCTTTTCTATGTGGCAGCTGCGGAGTTTGGAAGACTGCCGATGGTTGGACGAATCATACGGTTTGACAGCGCAGATTACCGCATCACAGACGCGGTAAGAGAGGGTGGAGTTTACTCAATATCACTGGAGGCGGTGAGATCATGATTGATGTAGAGATCCGGTTTGATGCGGCAGAAATCGAGCGAAAGCTTGATGAGATACATGCAAACGGGGCAATGGTGATAAAAAAGGCGGTAAACGAGACCGCACGAAGAGCAAAGAAAGAGCTGGCTATCAATGCCAAAAAGCGGTACACGGTAAAAAAGGGGAACTTTTCCGGAGAAATGCAGTTAAAAAGTGCGACTGTGAGCAATTTGACTGCGGAAATCACGGCAAGCACACCGCCGATACCGCTGCTGGAAGGCGACGAGTCAGGCACAAAAGCGAACTTTAAGGTATCCAGAGGAAAGAGAGCTATAAAAGCACAGATTCTGAAGGAGGGCTCGTTAAAAGAAATCAAGATCAGCAACATTAAGGCTTTTGTAAACAACATTGCAAAAAAAGGTCAGGTAAGGTCGAAGGACACAGCAAAGGGAAAAGCGGGATCTAAGGTTATCCATATCGCCATGGCGCAAAGAGAAGGAAAGGACAGGCTGCACATAAACGAGAAGTATGGACCGTCTCTGGCAGCCATGCTCAGCGGGACCTATAAAGCACAGGAGACCACGATCCGGAATGACCTGAAAAATGCGTTAGATAAACACATAGCATCATTACTGGAGGGATAAGATGGTTGCTTTGGAATTGCAGCATGATCTCGCAGACGAGATCAGAAATATGTTTGCCGAAAAGATGTTTAAGATGCCAAGCGGCGGGCAGACGGCGCTGAATGTGTTTGAGCAGAACTTACCCATGCGGGATGCCAAGCAGATGAGAGTACCGGAAGTGTCCGAAGATGAGGCGGAGCTGGACGAAGTACCGGAAGAGTATGGTGACGAGGAGCTGAATGACCTTTTCCCATACTGCATTGTTAAGCTGGATCAGGGGATGTCAGAAAGCTCGGAATCGACGCACGATGTGAGCACAAAGCTTATCATCGGGATTTATGATGATGGGATGGATGCAGCGGGGTATAAGGATATCTTAAATATCATTGAGGACATCCGGTGCCGATTCCGCCGGAATCCGATTTTAAAAGGCAGATATATGGCAAAAGACAAGATGGAATGGGCGCTGCCGGATGATGACCGGGACACATTCCCTTATTTTTTCGGAGCCATGTATCTGGAATGGCAGACGGTAGAGTATGAAAGGGAGGATGAGCTGGCATGAGTGCAAGCGAGAAAGCCGCAGAAAAAGTGGCACAGACAAAGGCAACGACAAACGGACAGGTGAAAGCCACGGGGGCAGCGTTAAAAGAAACGACTGCTCCTGTGGTCTATATTGGACCAACGATTCCGGGAGTTGTGATGACGAACACAATCTTAAAAGAAAAAGGAAACGAACTGGAGCAGATTTGTGAGAAAATGCCGGAAATCAAGACACTGATGGTGCCGGCAGCATATCTGGCCAAAGCCAGAAAAGAACTGGAAACAGAAGGAACGCCGGCGAAGATCTGCTACAATCGGGCAGTTGAACACCTGGCAGAGAAAGGAGTAAGGGATGGCGACTTATAATCATGGAGTAAGAGTCCTCGAGGAGGATATGGCACTGGCGGTGCCTGTAAGTGGTACGGCAGGACTGCAGGTAGTGATCGGTACAGCACCGATCAATCTTGCCAAGGATCCGGCAGAAGTAAACGAGCCGGTGGTATGCAACAGCTTTGCGGAGTGTGAGGAAAAGCTGGGATACAGCGAAAACTTTGCAGAATACACGGTGTGCCAGAGCATGTATGCAAGCACACAGATGTTTGCGGTGGCGCCGGTCGTATTTATCAATGTGCTGGATCCTAAGGTACACAAGAAGGACAATGAGGAAAAGCAGTACACGGTTGCGAACAAGCAGGTAGTACTTGATGAGATGGGGGTTATGCTTGACAGCTTAGTTGTCAAAAATGGTGAGGCTGAGCTTACAAGCGGCACAGATTATCTGGCAACGTTTAATGCGGAAGGGAAAGTGGTAATCACGCTGCTGTCCGGAAGTGATACAGCCAGTGCGTTAAAGGTGACAAGCACGAGCATTGATCCATCGAAGGTGACAAAAGCCAATATCATCGGTGGATATGATGCAGAAACAGGGGCAGAGACGGGTATCGAGGCTGTCAGAAAAGTGTATCCGAAGACCGGAATGACTATGGGGCTGCTGTTGGCACCTGGATGGTCGCAGATTCCGGAGGTAGCGGCGGCAATGGCACTTAAGTGCGAAGAACTTAACGGAGTTTTTTACAGCGAGTGCCTGGTAGACTTGGATACTGCCAAAGCCACAAAGTACACGGACTGCAAAAAAGCGAAGGAAGAAAGCGGTGTTGCTGACAAGCACCAGATCGCACTGTGGCCGATGGTAAAAGTCGGCGATAAAATGCTTGCTTTCTCGGCAGTGTATGCAGCAATGACAGCCTACACCGATGCCACAAACGATGATGTGCCGAACTTATCACCGTCAAATCATCTGCTCAAGGCAACAGCGACAGTGCTTAAGGACGGAACGGGGGTGTATCTGGATCAGATGCAGGCGAACGTTTTAAACGGTCAGGGCATCGTGACAGCGCTCTATGATGGTGGCTGGAGAGCCTGGGGCAACAATATGGCATGTTATCCGGATGTTGTTGATCCGAAAGACAGATGGATCTCATGCCGCCGGTTCTTCTCATGGTGGGCGAACTCATTTATCTTGACGTACAAAAGCCGTGTGGACAGTCCGGCCAACAGACGTTTGATCGAGACGATCTGCGATACAGAAAATATTCGCGGGAATAGCTATGTGGCACAGGGTAAGTGTGCAGGAGCAAGCATCGAATTCCGCGAGGATGACAACCCGGTTACCGGGCTGTTGAATGGAAAACTTGTGTTTAGACAGCACTTGGCACCATACACACCGGCAGAGGATATCGTGGACATCCTGTCCTTTGATCCGGATATGCTGCAGAGTGCACTTAGTTAAGGAGGGGAAACATGTCAAGTATACCTGAGGTAATCAACAGATGTAATGTGTACCGGAACGGAAATAAGATGATCGGCGTATCAGATGAGGTACAGCTTGCGGAATTCGCGTCAATTACAGATACGATCAGCGGCGGCGGTATCCTGGGTGAGATCGAGACGGTTGTTGTTGGCCAGTTTTCGAGTATGAAACAGGAGATCCCGTTCCGTATTCTCGATGACGATATTTTTGCGCTGGGAAATCCGCTGAACGTGCAGGAGCTGACGCTGAGAGCGTCTGAGCAGGTCACGGACCAGGGCACCGGAG